TGAATACCCTCATATGAAACCGATTAGAATCGCAACTAGAGATAAAGGTTTTTGGGGTGCAATATTGATGTGGTTATTAGGTAGAAGAAAATGGCAAATTTCAAAAGATTTTCATTACGAACTAAATGGTATTAAATATGTAATACCAAAAGGTTTTTCTTTTGATGGTGCAAGTGTACCTAAGTTTTTAGCAACTTTTTTATCACCAGTTGGGGTATTACTTTTAGGTGGTTTAATCCACGATTATGCTTATAAATATGCAGCTCTGAAACCTGCTTTACAAAAAAGTTCTTTGTTGGTGGTTGACCAAAAACAAGCAGATAAAATTTTCAGAGATATAAACATAGAAATAAATGGTTTCTATTTTCTAAATTATCTTGCTTATTGGGCACTCAGATTGGGTGGTTGGTTTGCTTGGAATAAACATAGAAAAAGAAATTTAAAAATAGGAGAATAAGATGATAGAGTGGATTCAAAACGCTAAAGAATGGATTACTGATAGAGTTCAAGAGAGAACATCTTGGGACGGTGCAATGTTAATTGGTGTAGGTCTTGTTGGATTATTATTTCAAGGTCTAGTAACTTGGGCTGCATACATCGCTATTGCATATGGAGTTTGGACTTTAGTTAAGTCTGAATGGTAGTGTCAAATTATAATGGGTGTCAAAAATTTGAACACATATAAATAATTATACTATGACACTAAAAACCGAACTAGAACTTCTTAAAAAGGATGTGAGTGATATGAAACATATTCACTCACGCCTTGATACTGCGATTACTAAACTTACAGATGTATCAAACTGTATTAACAAAATACTTGCAGTACACGAAGAGAAACTTGCAAGACAAGAAGAAGAAATAGTTCAAAACGAAAAAGAAATAAAAAAAGAAATACAAGAATTACATTCAAGGGTTACATCAAATTATAAAGAAATAGTCACACTTATAAGTAAACACAATTCAGATGATATTGAAAGATTTCATCAACTTCAAAGAGAATTATCTAATAGGGTAGGTATATTAGAAAAGTGGAGGTGGATTATTATCGGTGGTTCAATAGTCGCTGGATTTATTCTTCACAAAGTAATTATGTTCGCAATATAGTATTGACAATCTTTTAGTTATGGTATATAATGTTTATCTATGAACACTTTTGTTGATACAAAATATATTGGTCTTTTATCTTCAAAGTTATCACAGTTTAAAAAGAAATCTAGTAATTTATACAATTTTAGATGTCCATACTGTGGTGACTCAGAAAAGTCTAAAACTAAAGCCAGAGGTTATCTGATACTCAATAAGACATTTTATGTTTATAAATGTCATAATTGTGAGAAATCTACTGACTTTGGTAGCCTGTTAAGATATGTAAATAGTGATTTGCACAAAGAATATACATTTGAAATCTATAAAAATAAGAATGTATATATACAATCAGACGATAATAAAAAAGATTTAAACTTATCTAAACCAGTATTTTTAAAAGGAGATTCTCCACTCAAAAAACTCAAGAAAATTTCACAACTTAGTCCAGACCACCCAGTAACTAAATGGGTAAGAAATAGACATATTCAAAGTCGTTTTCACTACAAGTTGTTTTTCTGCAACAGATTTTATGAGTGGGTTAATACTTTCATACCGAACAAGTTTTCATCTTTAAAAGGTGACCACCCAAGATTCGTAATACCTTTTTTAGATAAGAGTAATAAAATGTTTGCACTACAAGGTCGTGCATTTGGTAAAGAAGAACCAAAGTATTTGACCATTAGATTGAGTGATGAAAAGAAACTATATGGTTTAGACAGTATCAACTGGGGTAGGAAAGTTTATGTTGTTGAGGGCCCGATTGATAGTTTATTTCTAGATAATTGTGTTGCAACTGCACACTCTGATTTGAGAATTGATAAGAAAGATAATGTGACATTGATACCAGATAATGAACCAAGAAATAGGGAAATAGTAAAAAGAATTAGAAGTTTTATAGAAGATGATTTTTCTGTATGTTTGTTTCCAGAACAAATAAAACAGAAAGACATCAATGAAATGGTTGTGTCTGGAGTAAAAGACATAAAGAAACTAATAGACGATAACACATATAAAGGACTAGAGGCAAAAGTCCGATTTAACGAATGGAGAAAAATAGATGCTTAATGGTAAACTTCCAACAAAATATCAAGAATTTATACACCTTTCAAGGTACTCAAGGTGGCTACCAAAAGAAGGTAGAAGAGAAACTTGGAGAGAAACAGTAACAAGATACTTTGATTTTTTTCAAGAACATTTAAAACAAAGTTGTAAATATAGTTTAGATAAATCATTGAGAGAAGAGTTGGAAGATGCAGTAATACATCTTAAAATTATGCCCTCTATGAGATGTTTAATGACTGCTGGTGAGGCACTTAAAAGAGAGAATATTGCTGGTTATAATTGTAGTTATGTTGCAGTTGATAGACCACAAGCATTTGACGAAATATTATATGTATTAATGAACGGAACTGGGGTAGGTTTCTCAGTTGAAAGACAGTTCGTTAGTAATCTACCAACAGTTGCAGAAGAGTTTCATCCTAGTGATACAACTATCGTTGTTCAAGATAGTAAAATGGGTTGGGCAAAGGCATTTAAAGAACTTGTTGCAATGTTGTATCACGGACAAATACCTAAATGGGATTTAAGTAAAGTAAGACCAGCTGGTGCTCCACTGAAAACTTTTGGTGGTCGTGCATCTGGGCCTGAACCCTTGAGAAGATTATTTGAATTTACAAAAGAAATATTTCAAAATGCACACGGAAGAAAATTAAGTTCTATTGAATGTCACGATATTGTTTGTAAGACGGCAGAGATTGTTGTTGTTGGTGGTGTTAGACGAAGTGCATTGATTAGTTTGTCTAATCTATCAGATGATAGAATGAGAGTTGCAAAGTCTGGTCAATGGTGGATTGATAATGGACAAAGGGCACTTGCAAATAACTCTGCGTGTTATACAGAGAAACCAGATATAGGTATTTTTATGGACGAATGGAAAGCACTTTATGATTCCAAGTCTGGTGAGAGAGGTATATTCAATAGAGAGTCTGCAAAGAAAATTGCAGAGAAGAATGAAAGAAGAGATGTTGGATATGACTTTGGAACTAATCCTTGTTCAGAAATAATTTTACGAAGTAGAGAATTCTGTAACTTATCTGAAGTTGTTGTCAGACCAGAGGACACAGAACATACATTATTAAATAAGGTAAGACTTGCAACGATACTTGGAACATTTCAATCTACACTTACTAATTTTAAATATGTAAGTAAAGATTGGAAAAAGAATTGTGTTGAAGAAAGATTACTTGGTGTATCACTTACTGGTATTATGGATAATAAATGGACTGCTGGTAAACTAAATGGTTTAGATGTATTATTAAAAAATCTAAAACAAATGTCAGTAGATACAAATAAAGAATGGTCTAAAAAATTAAAGATTAATCAATCGGCTGCGATTACTTGTGTGAAACCTTCTGGTACAGTTTCACAGTTAGTGGATAGTGCAAGTGGTATTCACGCTAGACACAATCCTTTTTATATTAGAACTGTAAGAGGTGATAAGAAAGACCCACTTACAAAGATGATGGTAGAACAAGGATTTCCTGCCGAAGATGATGTTATGAAACCAAATGATACTACTGTGTTTTCATTTCCAATAAAGTGTAGTCCAGATGCAGTATTCAGACAAGATTTAACTGCGATTGAACAACTAGAACTTTGGAAAACATATCAAGTACATTGGTGTGAACACAAACCTTCTGTAACTATTTCTGTTAAAGAAGAAGAATGGATTGATGTTGGAGCTTGGGTATATAAGAACTTTGACTTAATGAGTGGAGTAAGTTTCTTACCATATAGTGAACATACATATAAACAAGCACCTTATCAAGATTGTAATGAAAAGGAATATAAAGATTTGATGAATAAAATGCCTACTAGTGTTGATTGGAATAAATTATCTGAGTATGAAAAATCCGATATGACAGTAGGTTCACAAGAACTTGCGTGTTCAGCTGGTTCTTGTGAGATTCAATAATGCCAGGAAAAACAATTTATTGCGATTCTTGTGATGCAGAATTTAAAATAAATCACAATATGGACGATGAATACTATGAAATAAAGTATTGTCCATTTTGTGGTGAAGAACTTGATGAAGATAATGTAGATGAAGACACAGAGTAAAAAATCTAAAGGTAGAAGATTACAGAAATGGGTTAGGGAACAACTCATAGAAAAATTAAATATACACGAAGAAGACATTGAAAGTCGTTCTATGGGTGCTGGTGGTGAAGATTTAATTATGGCTAGGGCTGCAAGAGAAAAGTTTCCATATTCTATTGAATGTAAAAATCAAGAAAAATTAAACATATGGGAGTCATA